CAAGTACTTTACCTACGTATTGGATAGCTGTCCCTGCTAGGACGCGGACGTCCCGGCGGGGAACAATGTTATTCGCGTAGGGACTCGAAGAATATAACGGGTCGAAGTCCCGGTTTTCATTGTTAAACGTTACCGAGAGAGAACCGGCGTTAAATCTATCGAGGTCCCGGTTCTTCCCGCGTCCGAGAGATAGGGAGGTAACACTATCGGTGACATCGACGAACTCGACTCCTCCGAGAACAAAATCGGTGTTATCGAGGACTCCCGCTACCGGGTCATCGAGGGTAAACGCTTTACTAATTCCAAGCTCTACAGCTAACGTCATTAGGCCCTCGCAAAGACCGGCCCGGACGTCCGTTCGTATTTACGAATGGCGTTAACAATCTGCTCACCGACTTGCGCACCGTTAGTTCCGACTCCAGCGTTTACGGTGATGTTATACGTATTTCCCATACTCCCCATCTTGTTTAACGGGATGACCGCTTCGGGACCAGCTTCACCGATTAGTGCGTTCATAGGACCGGTAACGATACCTCCCTCTGCTAAGGCGATACGCGGCAGAACGATTTTACTAATCTCCGGGAGGTTAAACCCGATAGTAAACGCGTCCGTAAACGCTGTAGCAGGGACATCGATACGTAATTTATTAAACGCACGAATGATTGCGTTTACGCCTCCGATTACCGAGTTCGCGAAACCTTCGAAGAACCCAATCATCCCGTTGATAATGCCGTAGAAAAAGTCGGATATGCCGCCGAACGTTTCTTCGAACTTCTCCGTAAACGGGTTAAGGAACTCCATAAAACTTTCGAACGTTTCGACTAACCATTCGATAGCACCGACTAGGAGGACGGACATTATTTCGGCAACCGTTGTCAGGATAGGCATCAGGAACTCGATTAGACCGATAAGTAACGGGAGTACTAGGTCGATTAGTGGCAGAAACGCGTCAATAATTTTTACGACAACGGGAGCTAACTCGATAATTAGTTCCGCCAGGACGGGGAGTAACGCCTCGACGATAGGCATTAACGCTTCGATAAGCGTCATAAAGACGGGGAGTAACGCGTCTAACGCGATTAGGAAGACGTCAGCGATTAGCGGTGCGAGTTCCTCGATAACCGGGAGGAGCATATTTATTAAATCGACGAATGGCGGGAGGAGGTCAGCGATTAGTTCGAAGAAAACACCAGCTAGTTCACCGATAATCGGAATCATCGGTGTAAACGCTTCGAGGAGGCCAGGGAGTAGACCGACAACATCGGTTAGTACCGGGCCCAGTTCGGTAAAGACTGTAGCAAGTTCCTCACCTACCGTCTCGAGTACTGGCTGGATACCCTCGACTAGTTCGGCGAAAACCGGGAGAAGTGCCGCGCCAGCGGTCTCCTTAATATTGTCGAACGATAAGGCAAGTTTGTCGGAGGCGTCTGCTGTGGCGGCAGCAACCCCGCCGTACTGGGACTCGAGTTCTCCCAGGATAAGCTCCTGAGCACCGATAAGGTCCCCGGACTCCTGTAGTACCCGAATCTGCTCCTTCTGCTCCTCCGTAAAAACAGTACCGGTACGCGCTAGGGCACTAATTCCCTTAATCGGGTCCTCTAGGGCCTTACCGAGGGCCGTAGCGTTACCCTCTGCGGAACCGAACCCGGCGGCAGCCATATCGAAGGCGGCAACGGTTGCCCGGTCAAACGCGCCACCTACCTCATCGGCGGAACCGGATAGTTGCTTAAACGAAAGCAACTGCGCTTGTACGCCTTTAATAACTTTGTCATCGACCGCAAGCCGCATCTCCTGGCTTTTCGCGAACTCTCCGAGACGGTCCGTAACCTGCGCCGTATTATCACCGAAAACACCGGTTGCGGCAGCGACAGCCTCGAGACGTGCCTGCGCGGTCGCAGCAGCCTCAGCGACAAGAACAGACTCTTTCGCGAAATTACTAATCGCACGAATCGAGAAGGCGGCAGCGATACCGGCCGCAATGCCTCCGAGTTTCTTACCGAACCCGTCTAACGCACCGGTAGCGTCCTTGATACCTTTATCGTCAGCTTTAAAGATAATCGGGAGAGTTATACCTTTTGCAGCCATTAGGGTTTACCTCCGGCATTTACGCGGGCCGCATAGCGGTCCATAATTTTTAGAGCAATGTTAATCATTGTCCGGCGTTGCCCGATAAAGTTTTTCCACACTAAACGGCCACCTTTTCCGCCAGCGCTAAGCGTACTAATCTTATCTAACTGGTCTACTAGACTCTCGCCCTGGCCTCGAATCAGATGAGGACGCAGACCGCCTTTACTCATTCCGCCGTTATTGAAATTACCTTTAGTCCCGGCAAGGTCAGCAATTTTTAGTGCCGCCTTCTTATCTCCCTGACCGAAAACTTCAATACGCGCTACAGACTGGGACCTGCCGCCTCCGGGAGTAGCGTAAACGCTTGCCCGGACCTTAGACCACGCCGTTCGGCCTTTATGACTAAAACCCGAAACGGAACCCGGGTTGCCAATGTTCAGACTGTTGATTCGTGACGCGATAGTATCCGCAAGAGGTTTTATATCGGACTTTATATCTTTAACGAACTGCTTCCGAAGGCCAGGCTCAAACGCGTCTAACGTTTTTACGAACTCCCGAAGCTCCTTACCGTCAATAGTCATATTGAGGAGGTTGTCACCGTTCGCCATTAGAAACCTTCGAAATCCGTTAAATTGCCCTCACACTAGTTTAGCGCTTGCGCGTACTTTTCTGACTACGTGCAACAAGGTATCTCACCATTGTCCACAACATTCGTGGCTCTAACTCGAGAAGCTCCCTGGGACTAATCCCGGTCTCTACAGCAATAATCGCTATCTGCCAGTGAAGACTAGAGTCACCCAGGCCGGTTATTTTTTTGTTGCAGCTTCTCCCGTTACGAGAGATACTGCTTCAGTCCACTTCTCGAACTCTTCCTTAGTCTTATCCTGACGTTTCAGAGCGTGCCAGGCTAGGAAGAACAAGTGCGTCAAACGGACGTCCTTCTCTAACCTAGCTACGCTCATATCGAACTTTGCTTCGAAAGCGATAAGGTCCGCCGCAAGAGCAGTTACAACGTCTTCGGTGCCGTCTAGGAACAGAATGCGTAGGTCAATAGGATTCATTTTTAAGCAGTTCCTCTAGTAACCGTTCCGGTGACGGGCCATGACACGGACAGCGTGGCTAAATCGCCGACTGAGTTCGTAAACGGAGAATAAGAAGTGCACAACGCCGTAAACGAATATGTCGGATTTGTAGCAGAGACAGCGCCGGAGGTAGGCTTTACGACGATAGCGACCGTTCCGCCGATAAGCGGGAAGAGAGTCGCATCTACTGCAGTAGCACCGAAGTCCTGGTGGAAGTCGAGGCTCACGGAGGCGTCTTTTAGGCCACCGATGCGCTCCCTGAAGGTCTTGCCAAAACTTGTTGTCTCCTGCTCATCTGCTGAGATATCAAGGGTGACGGCGGCAAGCGACGAACTAAAATCTTCGCCTCCGATTGTTATGTTGTAATCTGTCGCGACAAACTTTGCCACTTTTTACTCCTTTTAGTTCGCGAACACCGTGACCGCAAAATCTGCGGCAAGGTAACTTACTTCTCCCAATGATACAGTACCGATGTTAGACATTCGAGTAACGCGCACATCAAACGCGCTGCCGCCGAGAGACTTATCCGACTCGATAGCTTTTTTAATCGAAGACGAACCCGTAGAGACGAAAGAATCTAGTTTCGTTTGCGCCATTCGTGCCGAGGCCCTACTAGCGATAACCGTTACGAGGAACGTGTACTCCGTTAGTCCTCCGGCGAACGCACCGTCATAATCGACACTCTCGATTCCGATTACAGCGATAGGCGGGTTTATCTGGTCCGGGATATCGAGAGAAGTCCGTAGGCCGGGGATAGTCCCAATGTTATTCGCTATCCCCTGGCGGAACTGCGCAATCGTCACGCCATTCTCACTTTACGGAACGGAGCAATCAACGCCATAACGTCAGGGTCTACCCGGGTAATGTTTATCGCACCAATGTCGCCGAAGCCAGCGACACCGAGGGGAGCGTTATATCTCGAGAACTGCCGACTCGCAAGAAGAATCGTTGCCTGTTTAATAGCGATAGGGACCTCGGAGTATCCCCAGACACCGGTTACACGGACGGTTGCTTCGTTAGTGTTCGGGTTTCGCAGGTCGAACTTCGGGAAGAGTTTGTTACCGATAGCTCTAATCCGGGTACACGGAGTAGCCAGGCCACCGACAACACCGTTTAACGGTTCGAGTTGATAATCGGTTGCCGCCCAGACACTCGAGAAGGTTTGCCCGTCCGGAGTAGTCTCGAGGGTTGTTAAAGAAATTAGGTCATCTACCTCGGTAAGGAACGCGTCCTCCGGAATAAAAAGTTTTATAGCGGTCCCGGCGTTATAGAAAAACCGTTCCGTATATCCGTCAATCTCTCTCGAAGCAGCCTCTACAGCTACCGAGATAAGCGCGTCATCTATCGTATCCGTCACTCTTAACGCACTTTTTACGTCGCTTAGAGTCGCATACCCGTTCGTTATAGTCATAAGACCTCCGTCACTATTGTACAGTCCCTAGTCCCAAGAATTCAGTCTCCTTGCCGATAAGCTCCAGCCGTAAACGTCGAAGTCTTTTGTCTGTTCTTTATGCCGGTAAATATCCCGGTTCGTCGCAAACGTTTTCCCGTTTAACGCTAGGAGGTCCGGGTCCGAGTTAATCGTTGAAGAGTTATCGTGCCCGATAGGGAGAGAGATTTTATTTACGGGAATCCCGGCATAGTCGAGACGCCGCAGGAAATCGTTATCTTCGAAGTAGGCCGGGTAGTAAATCTCATCGAAGAGACCTACCGTCTCGATTACTTCTTCCCCGATAACGAACGTTTGGAAGAATGGCGGGACGTCTGAGAGTGTTACCCGGTCCGTAGGTGCTGCACCTAGTTTCTCTAACGCTCCTTTTTCGTAATACATATCGGAACTCGAGAAGAACCAACGGTTATGGTGCGGGAACGTTTTTATTCCGAGGTTCCAGGAGGCGGCAACACCGAGGTTAGACGGCATCGGGGAGTAGGTTACTTCTCGAACCCAGTCCGGAATCTCGAGAATCTCGGACGGCCCGTCACCGTTATCTATGATAAAGAGGTGGCGGATAGGGTAGTCGATACTCGAAATCATTCGTTGTAGTAGGTCATACCGGTTTAGGACCGGGACGATTAGGTTAGGAATCATTCGACACCCTCAAACTTATGGCCTTCGAGGTTGAAGTTTATAAAAGGATTTAGAGAGTAGACCTTTAGCGGGTAGTTATCCTCGAGATACTTTTTCATAAGTTTATGGTGACGGTTATATAAGGCCCATAATTTATGACCGTCCGGGTAGCCTGTGATTCTGTCCTCACCGTCGATAGTTCCGCAGTCTGCTCCAACAAGGACGATAAACGAAGCTCCTAAGTGTGCCGCTAAGTGCATTGCGCCGTGAAGACTAGACGAACCGTAAACAAGATTGTTAGGTCCTGGCCTATGCGAGGTAATCGGGTCCCAGGAGGAACCGGGAGCTTTATCGTATGGTGTCTCTGCGAGAACTAGGTTAGACGGTTTTTCTTCGGACCAGTAGGAACCGGTCTTCGTATCTTTTTCTATAGTTACGACAGTTCCCGTATCGGATAGCAGGCTTGCCGCGTTAGCGTGGTAATGAGTAAACGCGTAGTCCGGGTAGTGCCCTAAAGTCCTAGCGCTGAAGTTTGTGCTTACCGTCGTCTTGTCGTCGAAGAATGACGGGCTCAGGAAATTAAGTGACGGGCCGGAACC